CCAGAATTAGGTAATTTTAGCATCTGTCCTTATGCGTCAGGTGCTAATTTTAGTATTCAAGAGCAAAAATTGAGTCAAATTATGCCAAATTCTGATTTTGACGTTATAATAAACATAGTTGAAGACGATATTGACGCAAATTTCTTGTATGAGTCTGTTGATAACTACAATCGGGACTATCCTGACTACAAATTCATTGCAGATCACGGAAAAACCAATACATACATACAAGGAATACAAACAAATAATGGAAAATATAACTTAGTTTTGTGTCAATCACGAAATGAGTTAATCGAAGCAAGAGAAAAACTTGCAAAAACCAATTATTACGATTATTGGGACAAAAATTACCTTAAAGAGGTACTTGAAGATGACTACAGAATCATTGATGATGGAAAAACACGTTAAAAATGCTCACATGGGCAATCATTTACTAATTGAAGTGTATAATGTGCCCTTTGATAAGTTAAATGACAAGGAAAAAATAGAACAAGTGTGTATAGACGCTTGTAATATAGAGGGTTTGAAGGTTCTTAACACTTATACTCATCAATTTGACCCTTATGGAGTAAGTTGCACGGTTTCACTTGCAGAAAGTCATCTATGTTGTCACACTTGGCCAGAAAAACAGTGTGTTGCCATTGATATTTTTACTTGTGGTGCAAAAAATCCACGCTGTGTTGGTTGGTGGCTACTTAAATATTTTGATAGTGATGATTATGTGATGAATGATTATGCAAGATAGGGTATAAATAAAACTAAAAGTATTAATAATGGCGATTACACGCAAATCTAGAGCATTTAAGGATATAAGTTTGTCTTTTTCACCACATCCAGTGACAAAAGACCTCCCTGTGCTTATAAATGAGCGAGCAATTGTCAGGTCAGTGAGAAATTTGGTCGAAACTATTCCAACAGAGAGATTTTTTAACTCTTTATTAGGAACAGACATACGTGGATCTTTATTTGAAAATTTTACACGAAATACACTTTTTATAATTGAAGATCAAATTAAACAAACAATTGATAATTTTGAACCAAGAGTAGATAATGTGCAGATAGAAGCTTCATCTTCTCCAGATACGAATACTTTTAATGTAAAAGTAATATTTGATATTACTGGTTTAGATGCACCGCAACAATCATTTTCCTTTATATTAGAACCAACGAGATAATATGCCCTTTACACAGTTTACAAGTTTAGACTTTGATGATATCAAAGCACAAATAAAAGACTTTATTCGTTCAAATTCAAATTTTAGTGGTTTTGATTTTGAGGGTTCTAACTTTTCTGTTATAATTGATACTTTAGCATATAACACTTATATTAACGCATTTAATGCAAATTTAGTTGCAAATGAATCATTTTTAGATTCTGCAACTATTCGTGAGAATGTAGTATCACTTGCAAGAAATATAGGTTATGTTCCTCGTTCAAAAACCGCTGCTATTGCTACAATTAAAATTGGAGATATAAATGTAGGAGTGACAAATGATAATACTACAAAGTTCTTAACCCTACGATCAGGTCTTGTTTGTGTTGGTGCTGCAGATAATACAACATATCGTTTTTCAATACCCGACGCAGTAACATCAACTAGAGTAGTTGATATTGGTGGTACATCTTTTGCACAATTTGATGAACCAATAAGTGTATATGAAGGAACTGTTCTTCAAAGAGTTTATCGTGTAGATACATCAACAGATCAAAGATTTATTATTGATAGTCCAAATATTGACAGTTCTACATTAAGAGCATATGTCAGAGGTCCAAATGAAATTGGAATTGGAAGAAAATATTCAATGATTGATAATATTTTAAATGTTGACAAAAATTCAGAAATATTCTTAGCACAAGAAGTACAAGATGAAAAATATGAAATATTATTTGGTGATGGTTTATTTGGTCGTAAGTTAGAAAACAATTCAATTATAACTGCAACTTATATTGTTACTGATGGTGAAACTGGAAATGGTGCTTCAAATTTTAATTTTCAAGGACAGTTTACAAATAGTGACGGTACATTTTTCTCACCTACTGATAGTATAACGGTAACTACGGTTACAAACGCTTCTAATGGTGCTGAAGTTGAAGATGTGTCTTCTATTAAGTACTTTGCTCCAAGACTCTACTCAGCACAATATAGAGCAGTTACACCAAGAGATTATGAAGCAATAATTGGCACGATATTTCCTCAAACAGAGTCCGTTGCAGTTGTTGGTGGAGAAGAATTAGACCCACCACAATTTGGTAAGGTTCAAATTAGTATCAAACCAAAAAATGGTACATTTGTATCTGATTTTGATAAATCACAAATTAAAAATAAATTAAAGAGCTATGCTATCGCTGGTATTAATTCTGAGATAGTTGACTTAAAACTACTATATGTAGAGATAGATTCCTCTATCTACTATAATCCGTCACAAATTGCTTCTGCATCAAATCTAAGAACTTCAATAATATCAGCATTAAATGAATATGCCTCTAATGTCGAATTGAATAAGTTTGGTGGTAGATTTAAATATAGTAAAGTCAGTACACTTATTGATCGTATTAATAATGGAATTACATCTAATATAACAAAAGTTATTATTAGAAGAGACTTAAAAGCGTTATTAAATCAATTTGCACAATATGAACTTTGTTTTGGAAATAAATTTAATATTAATTCTGCAGGATATAACATAAAAAGCACAGGATTTACAATTAATGGTTTTAATGATATTGCATATATCACTGATGTTCCAAATAAAAATGCTGTTGGTGCTTTGGATGGTAGTAATATGGGCACACTCAGTGTTGTTACAAAAAATAATAAGGGTGAGCAGAGAGTAATAGTAAAAGATGCAGGTGTTGTGGATTATAAAAAGGGTGAAGTAATATTAAATACTATCAACATAACATCAACTGTGAGTGATAATAACATTATTGAAGTTCAAGCATTCCCAGAATCAAACGATGTTGTTGGACTAAAAGATTTGTATCTTAATTTTGATGTATCAAAGAGCACAATAAATACTATTAAGGATGTAATTGCTTCAGGTGAAGATGTTTCAGGAGTTGTGTTCCAAAGAGATTATTATACATCAAGTTACTCTAATGGAGATTTAGAGAGGAAATAATTTATGTCACAAATTGACAGAAGAATAAACGTCAATACAATTATTGAAAATCAGTTACCTGAGTTTGTGGTAACTGATTTCCCTAATGCAACAGAGTTTTTAAAACAATATTATATTTCACAAGAGTTTCAGGGTGGTGCATCTGATTTAATTACTAATCTTGATCAATATTTAAAAGTTGATAATTTAGTTCCTGAAGTAGTTGTAGGTGTCACAACCATTTCTGCTGATATATCAACTACTGATACAACTATAACAGTTCCTAGTACAAAAGGATTTCCATCTGAATATGGATTATTGAAGATAGATGATGAAATAATATCTTATACTGGAATTACCTCAACAACATTTACTGGATGTATTCGTGGATTTAGTGGTATCACTGGTTATAATGTAGGTATTTCATCCTCTCTTCTTAATATAAATCAAGAGAGTTTAAAATTTAATGAAACATCAGCAGCATCACATACATCAGGTTCTTCGTTAACAAACTTATCAGTATTATTTCTCCAAGAATTTTTTAGAAAGTTTAAGAAAACTTTTTTACCTGGATTAGAGAATAATGATTTTGCAGATAATTTAGATGTAGGCAATTTTGCAAAGTTTGCTCGTTCATTTTATCAATCAAAAGGTATTGAAGAATCTATAAGAATCTTATTCAAAGTATTGTATGGAGTTGAAGCAAGAGTTCTTGATTTAGAGGGAAATTTAATTAAACCATCTGATGCAGAGTTTATACGTCGTGAAGTTATTGTTGCAGATTTAATTACACCAACTGGAGAACCACAAAACTTAACAGGTCAAACAATATTTAAATCAACTGATACTTCAACAAATGCTTCAGTATCAGAAGTTGAAATACTTAAGAGAGAGGGTAAAGATTACTATAAAATTGCATTATTCGTTGGATTTAGTGATCGTGACTTAATTGAAGGTGTATTTACTGTTCCAGGTAATACAAAAATTCTAGATGCTACACCTGCAGGTTCTACAATTATTAACGTAGATTCAACTGTAGGATTTGGCACTACTGGAACTGTGATAAGTGGTGAAAATTCTTCAATTAATTATACATCAAAATCTATTAATCAGTTCTTTGGATGTAGTGGAATAAGTGTTGGACTAGGAACTGCAGATAATATTAGAGCAAATGAAACAATCTTTGGATATGAAAATGGTGATTTGACAAAAAGAGTTGATTTAAGAATTACTGGTGTATTATCTGAGTTAGTTCCAATCACTGATATAAGTTTGATTAATGAGGGTGAGAACTTCTTCGTTAAAAATATTGGTGAAAAAATAGAAAATGATAATGAAAATTATAAACAAATATTTGCTAATTCTTGGATCTACAATACAAGTTCAAGATTTCAAGTTGACATACCAGTTGGTGGATCAACCTTTACATTAAAAACTCCTATTGATAAATCATCATTGAAAGTTGGTGATAGATTTGATATTCTTAAAAGAAATGAACAAGTTATTGCTGGTAGTGGTACTGTTGCTAGTATCAATACTGGATTAAATCAAATAACAGTATCAAACATTGCTGGATTTACTCAAGATGCAAATCAATTATATGATATTCGTAGAAAAGTTGAAAAAGCATCAAGTTCTGGTGTAAATATTGCTCAAGGAAATAATTCAATTATAGCAGATACTTTAAATGTTTACACTGACGGAAATGCTGACGGATATGTTGCATCAAACTCTTTACCAAGTTATGATATTACAACTGACATAATTGAAGAAACTCTTACAGGAGGAACTGCTGCTGGATTAGATGCATTCAATCCATTAAATGATCGATATAGTTTTATCAACTTTAATATTAGTAGAAATATTAAATTTATTCAAGGTGATGCTGTAGTTTATCAACCTGAAGGAGAAGCACTAATTGGTTTAGACACTGGTAGAACCTATTTTGTAGATCCAGTAATACCTGAACCAGGTCAAGATATTACAAAAATAAGAATATTCAACTCTTTGGCACAAATAGGTTCTGCAAGCACAGTTCAAGTAGGACCAACCACTTCTACAACAGATATTCATAGATTTGTTCTTCAAAAACATAAGAGTAGAAGTTTAGATGCAGATAAAATTTTAAGAAAAATTCCTTTATCTCAAAACTTATTTGTTAGTTCAAATCAAGATATACCTACGAATGATATTGGTATATTAATAAATGGTGTTCAAATTCGCTCACCTATTTCAGATAATCAAATTTATTTTGGTCCTTTAGAGTCAGTTGATTTATTAAATGGTGGCGAAGGATATGATATATTAAATCCACCAATCGTTGGTATTGAAACAAGCACTGGAATTGGTGCTGCTGTTGAACCAATTATACAAGGTTCAGTTAAAGAAGTATTTGTTGATCCACAATTATTTGATATTGATGCAATTCAAAGTATTTCTCTTACTGGAGGAAATGGAAGTGGATGTTTATTACAACCAATATTAGGAACAAGAAATAGAGAACTACAATTTGATAGTAGAGATGTATTTTTTAATGGTGGAGTAGATATAGTAAATGAAACTATAACATTTAAAAATGCTCATAATTTAGATGATGGGCAATTAGTTTATTATGGATCAAATGGTAATTCTCCAATCGGTATTGGAACTGCTTATGATCCTGCAAATATAGTTGCTGGAACATTATCTGATGGTGCTCCATATTATGTAAGATCAGTTAATCCCTCTACAGTAAGAATTTTTAATACACCTACGGACGCTTTATTTGGAACTGCGGGTATAAACACTATTGGATTATCAACAGATACATCAGCGAGTGGTATTCATAAATTTAGGACTGAAAGTAAAAACACTTTAGTAGCAGTTAAAGTTTTAGAGGAGGGTTCTGGATACACACATCGTAAATTAAGAGTTAAACCTACTGGTATATCAACTTCATTAAATGTTGTTACTTTTAAAAATCACGGATTTAATAGTGGGGAGATTGTAGAGTATTCTGCAGAGACCACAGCAATACAAGGATTAAGCACAACATCATCATATTATATCAAGAAATTAACTGATGATACATTTCAACTAGCAGATGCTGGTGTGGGTGGAACTTCAATAGTCAATTATAATAGAGGTAAATATGCTGACTTTACAACTTCAGGTGAAGGATTCCAAATATTTAATTATCCTCAAATTAAAGTAAATGTTGATGTTTCTTATGGTTCAACAATTACAGGAGATATTACAATTACTCCTGTTGTAACAGGTAAACTAATAGGTGCATATCTATATGAAGAGGGAACAAACTATGGATCTACAACTCTTGATAAAGAGGTTATACCTAAAGTTACTATTGAAAATGGTAGATTTGCTGAATTTAAACCAATAATTGTTAATGGCAAAATAATTGATGTTGCAGTTGTTAATAGAGGTAGAGAATATAATTCAAGTCCTGAGATAAGAGTTTCAAATACAGGAGATGGAGTAGGAGCTGGTGCTGTTATTCGTCCAGTAATTGAAAATGGACAAGTTATAGATGCAATTGTAACCAACACTGGTATTGGTTATAGTAGTATATCAACAGAGGTAAGAGCGTTTCCAAGAGGTTCTAATGGGTCATATGCAGCTAGAGTTAGAAGTTTAACCTTAAATAACACACATAGATTTGGTGATTCATTCTTATCAGAAAAAGAAGATACATTAAAGTTTAGTATACTTGGTTATTCGCAAGATATTGCTAATAATTTTGAAAATACATTTAATGTAACTTCTAGTGGAGAATTTAGTAATATAACAGGTCACTCTCCAATTGTTGGATGGGCATATGATGGTAATCCAATATATGGTCCTTTCGGATACTCAGATCCAAGCAATATAAACTCTGATTTAAAAATTATTACACCATCCTATGTTACTGATGTTAATAGAGTTACAAATCGTCCACCAGGTTATTCTGCAGGATTTTTTGTAGAAGATCATGTATATAATGGAACAGGAGATTTAGACATTCATAATGGTAGGTTTGGTAAAACACCAGAATTTCCAAATGGAGTTTATGCATACTTCTCTACTGTTGGTTTAGGAACTGGAACAAATAAATTAGAAGGTCAATATCCATATTTTATAGGTAATACTTATCGTTCACCATTTATTGCAGAAAACCAAACATTAAATCAAGAATTTGATTTTAATAATTCTGGTCTTAGAAGAAATACATTACCATATAACGTAGATGAAAAATTTGCTGGAAATGATTTTGTAACAGAGTCTTACGAGAAGATAAGACAAATATCAAAAATTGAATCTGTGACTAAGGGTGGTGTCGATGCGATAACTATACTTAATGGTGGTGATGGATATAAAGTTGGAGATCTTACAGAATTTGATGACACGGGTACTAATGGATCAGGATTCCGTGCTGAAGTTGACGAAATAGTTGGTATTGGAATATCAAGTATTAATACAACAATTACTCCATTTGAAGGTGCTATTTTTGAATGGAAAAATAGAAATGAAGTTGTAGCAAAGTATCTACCTTTTATAGAATTAAATAATCAAGATTCAGTTTCTATATCTGGATTAAGTAGTTCAATTGTTAATTTAACAAATTCATTTAATGTTGGTGTAAAAACTGAACAAATTGGACTTGCAAAAACTATGACAATCGGTGCTGCTGGTGGATTGATTCAAGATATATTTGTTACTGAAGTACCAAATACTGTTTCAATAGGGGGATCTTTAAGAATTGGTTCAGGGAATGTAACTGATGTTGAGATAGTAAGAGTATTAAATGTTTATAATTTAAGAAAAGTTATTAGAATACTAAGACATACAGGTGTTGCTCATACTGCAGGTTCTAATGTTGATGTACTAAACAATACAATTAGTATCCCTGTCAAAACTACTAAGTTTGAATCTGAAGATAATGATATAGTATACTTCAATGGACCACAATCAGTTGGAGTCGGAACAACATCGGGTGGTGCGATTAATGTTGATAGAATTATTGGTGATATAAAAGAAACAGTATCAATACCAACAAGAACTATTCATATACCAAATCATCCGTTTAAAACAGGTCAGAAGGTAACTTTAAATAAAAGAAACGGAGCAAACCGTTTTGATGTAGGAAGAACACCACTTGTCACTGAATTTAAAGTTCCACATTTAGGAGAAAATTCTCTTGATGTATATGTTATTAAAAAAGACAACGACAATATTGGTATATTAACCACTAGAGTAGGAATTGGAAGCACTAGTGAAGGATTATATTTTTATAGTAAAGGTTCTAATTCTGGTATTTCTTCAGGATTATATTTCTTCCAGAGTAATAAAACACAAATAACTGGTAATGTAGATAAGATATTAACTACAGTTTCAACAAATGTAGCATCAGCAAGCACTACAACTCATAATTTAGTTGAAGGAGATACAATAAAATTAAATGTTGTACCTAATCTTAATGTTGGTCTTGGTAATACAACACCCATATCTGTAAATTATAATGAGGCATTTGAAAAGTTAATTATAAATCCAATTTTATTTAATGCTGCAGATGTTGAAACAAACCAAATAGACTTAATTGATCACGGATTTGAAACTGGTGATAAAGTGTTCTATGATGGTGGAGCGACTGGTTTGAGCACAGGCACATATTTTGTTAACAAAGTAAGTAGTAGAAGATTCCAACTCTCTGAAACAATTTTGGATATCAACTCAAATCCTGTCAGAACTGTAAATATAACTGCGAACACTGGTGGAGATAATCAATCAATTGGATTAATAAATCCAAGAATTGATGTTGTTAAAAATTCTAAATTAAATTTTGGTTTAACTAGTTCTACTTTATTAAACTTTGACTTTAAATTATTCTATGATAAAGAACTTACAAATGAATACCTAAGTTCACAAGATTCTCCTTCATTTAATGTTGGTGCTGGTGGAACAATTGGTATAGGAACAAATAATACTGATCCGATTGGTGCAGGATTAACAGTTCAATATTCAACATCTTCACCAGGTAGATTATATTACGGATTAACAAAGGGTGGTTTTATAAGCACTGCAGATACTGAGGTATCTAATTATTCTGAAATTAGATTTATTGATAGCAAGTATAATGGTGAATATAAGATATTCAATGTCACTGCAGATACTTTTGATATTTCACCAAAAATTCCTGAGTTTTTAAGTTATAATTCTAGTGACTGTGATAAACTTGAATACTCTACTAAATCAAAATCAGTTCACGGTGCAATCAAAAATTTAAATATTATATCACCAGGATTTAATTATAAAAAATTACCACAATTTAATTCAGTTACAAGCACAAATGGAACTGATGCGAATATAATTGCATCTTCAAATAATATTGGAAGAATTAAAAAGATAAGAATAGTTGACATTGGTTATGAATATTCTTCAGATAAAACTTTAAGTCCAGAAGCGTTTATATCTCCTGTTGTTAATATTGATAACCTTGATGTTATCAAATCAGTTAATATTGTAAGTGGTGGTGCTGACTTTATGAGCACACCTAATTTGATTGTATTCAACCCTGTTTCAAACACTGTTGTAGATACACTTTCATTACAACCATTTACTCCTAACCAAACAATATCCAGAGTTGATGTATTATCACCTGTTACTGGATTAGATTCAGTGGTTCATAAGATAATTTCTATTAATAACTCTAATGGTGTTGGAATTAATTCGGTTCAAATTAGTAATTCAGGAGTTGTGACTTGTTTCCTTGAAACTCCTATTAATGGATTTGATGAACAACCATTTGCGACTGGAGACCAAGTTTATGTTGAAGGTATCCAAAGAGTAGGTGAAGTAGGAATTGGTGCTACACAAGGGGGAATATCTACTAATACAACTATTGAAGGAACTGGATATAACTCAGATAATTATAACTACCAGTTCTTTAACGTAGATGATTATATTACTGGCACACAATGTATATTAAAATTCAGCACTGCAGGTGTTACAACGAATCCTGGTATTGCTAAGACTTTTCAATCTGGTTATGCTACTTTAATTAATAAGAAAAAATATCCTGTAATTGAACCAGTTCAAACAAGAGGTGTATTTGAATTAAAAGAAACTTTAATTGTTGGTAATGTTATTACCGATTTAAAAGTTATTGAAGTAAGAAAAGATTACATCAAGATTGATGGTAAGTATAAGATTAAAAAAGGTGATCGAATTAAAGGTGAATTAAGTAATGTATCTGCAGAAATAACAAGTATTGTCGATAATCAAGCTAAATTCACAACTGAATTTTCAAATAGGCAAGATTATGGTTGGTTAGATGATATTGGTAAGTTGAATGAAGATTATCAAGTTATACCTGATAATGACTATTATCAAAATTTATCTTACACAGTTAAGAGTTCAGTTGAATGGGAAAAATTTGTAAACCCTGTAAATCGTTTAGTTCACCCATCTGGTCTTAAAAATTTCTCAGATACTGCAATAACATCAAATCTAGCAGTTGGATTTGGTAGCGTTCGTGAATCAAATCAAACAGTTGTATTAGATGTTGGTAATGTCCTTGAACTTAATGATAAACAAAGAGTAGATGCAATTAATAATTTTGATTTTGCAAGAGACTTTGATACAAGAGTTAATGGATCTAAGTTTATGACATTTAAAAATAGAACATTAACTGACTTTACAAGATGCAAAACTAACAGAGTTTTACTACACGACGATATAAGTGAAAATTTCTCCAGTGATGGATTTGAAAGCACTAATACTATAATTGAACCTTTGATTGAAGATTTTGCAAATTACCTTATACAAATTATTGATCCTGATACTTTTGATACTCAATTTTCAGAATTAGTTACTTTAACAACTGAAAACAATGCGTTCATTCTTGAAAAGACAACTGATTTTACAACTGTTAAATTAGGAGACTTTGATACTGAAATTTTACCAACAGGGACTAAAAATCTTTTATTCACACCGACAGAGGTATTCCTTAAGGATCATGATATTAAAATACTCAAGATTGATTTTAATACGGATTTAACTGGTATTGGTACAAATGGTATTGGAAGTGTTGATTTAACTGGTGTAAACTCAGGTGTTGGTAGTACGACTGTTGGATTTACAACATCATCTATTATTGAAGTTCCTAGTTATGATTTTAATTCATTATATGCCTCCATATTTGTTCAAGATAGTTTTACAAAAGAAGTTAACTATAATGAGGTCATTGTTGATTTTGATGGAACAGATACAACGATTTCACAAACATATATTGACACTAAAACAGGGTTGAGTCAGTCTGCTGTTGGAATTATTACTGCTAGAGTAGAAAATAATTTAGTCAAATTACAAGTTGAAAATGATAGAGTAAACACACTTGATGTGAGAGCAAATATTGTAGGATTAGGTTCTACAGCATCAGGTATCGGCACTTATAGATTCTCAGTTTCTGGACAACCTGCTGGTTCTGAAAGAAGTGCAAGATTAGAGTCTGGATATGTTACTGGAACTGCAAGTACGATAACTTACGCAACATTAAATAAATTGATTGATAGTAGTGTAAAATCTTTAGTCAGAGTCTCTTGCGGAGAGACATCAGCAGTTCATCAAGTTATATCAATTCGTGATGTTGATGATATTCTAACTGTTCAATATCCATTTGTATCTGCTGGTTCTACAACAGGTATTGGAACATTTGGTGGTGAAATTAGTGGTGATAATATTAATCTAAGATTCTATCCAGATGCAGAGTTTGATTCATTGATTGAGGTACAATCATACAATCAAATTTTATATACAGCAAGTGATTTTGAAAATACACCTCCTGATTTGACTTACGGTACAGTTGACCAGAGAGTATTCTTATCAACATATGACGGTGCTGCTGGACTTAGAGCTAACAAAAAAGATTTTGTATTGAAGCATAATGAAGTTCCAATTTATTCTAAGACATTTAATCCATCTGGAACAATAAGCACAACAACAAGTATAATCAATATCAACAGTCACTTCTTTAATACAAATGAAGAATTAACATATACACCAGATTCAACATTCATAGGTATTGCAGGTACAGCAATATCAATTGGTTCTACTGCAAATGTTGCTGGAGTAGTAACAACATTACTACCAAGCACAGTTTATGCTAAAGTTCTTGATGAAAATAGATTTCAGTTATATACAAGACCTGAATATGTTTCATCTGGTAACGCAGTAACATTCACAGGAATTGGAGGAGGTAATGCACATAGATTGAGTATGACTAAAGCACTATCCAAAACTATCATTGGTTTGGATGGTGTTGTTCAACAACCAGTTACATTTACTTCAATTACACATAATCTGGGAATTTTTGATGGATTTACTTATAATAATGGTGTTGGTATTGGATTATCTCAATTTGTACTAAGTGGAATTGGATCTGTTGCTCCAAGAGATTTTCTTAAAATTGATGATGAATATGTAAAAGTAACAGAAGTAGGATTCTCAAGCACACCGACTGGTGTTATTAATGATTCAACTGATGTGGCACTAGGTATTGCGACTCTACCAGTTGTAAAAGTTGATAGGGGTCAATTAGGTATAGCAGCAACTTCACACGCAGTAAACTCTCTTATGAGAGTTCACAGAGGTGCGTTTAATATAGTTGATAGTAAAGTATTCTTCTCTGACCCACCAAAAGGAAATAACAGATCAAGGAGAGATGAAACCAACTTACCTTTTGTAAGAGCAGACTTTAGTGGTAGAACTTTCTTAAGAAGTGACTATACAACTAATATGTTGTTTGATGATATTTCTGATAACTTTACTGGTATTGGTAAAACATATACCCTAACAGTTGGTGGTGCAAATACATCTTCAGGTGTTGGAGTAGGAAATGGTGTTCTATTCATTAACGGTGTATTCCAGACTCCTAAAACTGTTAATAATACTGGTAGTAATTATGAATTTATAGCAGATACAACTGCTGGCATTTCAACTGTTCAGTTTAGTGGTATTACATCTACAAACGGTGATTTTATTGTATCTGAATTTGATATAAACCAAAACCAAGTTCCAAGAGGCGGTTTAATAGTTTCACTAGGTTCTACACCAGGTACAGGATATGCACCATTACAAGGAGCAAAAGTAAAAGCATTTAAAGATGCAAATGGAGGTATCACAAGTGTAGTTGGTATCGCTACATCTTCAGGATTCAATCTTGGTATTCAAACTGCTGCTTATGATAATATAACAGGTATCATCACAGTGACAACTAATAAAGTTCATGGATTTGCACTTGAGAGACCTAATACTGTTAAATTAAAGAATTTAGAATTTAGTTGTGTAGGATATAGTGGAGTAACAACGACTATATTCCAAGACCATGAAAGACCACTATTCCTTGTTGGCATAGTTTCAGATAGAACATTTGAAGTTCAAGCAGGACCAAGCACTATTGTACACACATATGTTGGTGGTGGCCAAGCATTTGAATTCTTTGAAGATCTTACATTTGGTTCAGGTTATCGTGGTGGTTCTGTTGCAATTGGTGTTACTGACCAAGCATATGTACATAGATTTGTAAGTGCTGGTATCAATTCTATTCGTAAAGGTAATTTTGCAGCTACAGGTGCTAATGCATTTACCGCTACAAATGCAGTTTATACATCTCATTCTGGACAGTTAGTTCTCACAATACCTAACCACGGTTTATCAACTAGTGATACAGTTGGAATCGACACTGGTGGTTTAGTATTCAAGTGTTCAAAAGATAATTTCTTCTCAGACCACCCATATCCTCGTTCAGTATCTAAAACAAGTTTCCCTAACTCTGATCCTATTGCTGGAATACAAACAGCGATTACTGCAACTACAACTAATACGATTACATTAAATGTTGGTGCTGGTGGTGGCGGTGGAACAGGTGCAGAAGTTTCTGCAATAGTTGGTGCTGGTGGATCACTTGCGTTTACAATAACAAATCCTGGCACTGGATATGTAAATCCTGAAATTATAATACCTGAACCAAATTATGATAATTTACCAGTTATTGGCATATCGAGAGTTGGGTTAGGTGCGACTACAGACACAGGTTCAAACTTATTAGTTGATGTGAAAGTCAGTGCAGCGAAAACAACTGTAGGTATTGGATCTACAACCTTTGAAATATCTGAATTTTCTATTGCAAGACCTGGTCATTCATTCAAGGTTGGTGATAAGTTCAAACCAGTTGGATTAGTAACTGCTGCTCATTTATCTGAACCAATACAAGAATTTGAATTGGAGGTCACTCAAATTTTCCAAGATAAATTCTCTTCTTGGCAGTTTGGTGAAATAGATTTTATTGATAGTATTCAAAACTTACAAGATGGTTCAAGAACAAGATTTCCATTGTTTTTCAATGGTCAATTACTAAGTTTTGAAAAAGATTTGAGTAATGCAACATCACAATTAATTGATTTAAATGCAGTCCTTCTTATATTCATAAATGGAGTTCTACAAGAACCAGGTTCTTCTTATACCTTTGAGGGTGGTACAACTTTTGAATTTGAAGAAGCACCAAGAACAGAAGCAAAAGTTGATATATTTTTCTATAAAGGACAGGATGGAGTTGATGTAGATACTGCAGATATTCAACAGACAGTTAAGATTGGTGATGAAGTAAGATTATTTAAACATCCTATTGGATTGACAACCTCACAGCAAGCTGAGAGAACTATAAAAGAATTACTTGGTGCAAAACTTGTTGAGACAGACATTTATACTGGTGCAGGTATAGATGAAACTAATAATAAACCATTGAGATGGACTAAACAAAAAGTTG